GGAGATAGATATGGCATTACCTAAGGCAATTCAACAACAAGTTGAAGATGCAGATCGTATGGTTCAAGAGATGACTGGGGATGGCACTGATACACCAACGGAGCTTAATCCAACACCACCAACGGAATCAGAAGATCCAACGCCGGTAGTTAATGACAAATCGCAAGAGCCTAAACCAGCTCCTGTGGTTTCAGAAGATACGTGGGAACAAAAATACCATAGCCTAAAAAGTAAGTATGACGCAGAAGTACCGCGTTTATACGCTCAAGGGCGTGAGATGCAAGAGCAAATCCATTCGCTTATAGCGGAAAAGGCAAAGCTTGAAGCCGCTCATTCTGTAGCCCCAGCCGAACCGGTGAAGTCTCTTATCACTGAACAAGACAAAGAAGCATTCGGCACAGATTTGATTGATCTGATCGAGCGCGCAACCGAGTCCAAAATCTCCGGATTTAAGGCCCGTGAAGGCGAACTCCTAAGTGAAATTAATGAGTTGAAAGCGCAGCTTGGTGACGTGAGTGAACGACAAGTAGTGTCTGATAAAGACCGCTTTTTATTCTCTCTCGGCCAGAAAGTCCCAGATTGGGAGCAACTTAATGTTGATTCCGGTTTCTTGCAGTGGCTTTCCGAAGTAGACCCGGTTTACGGGATGCCTCGCCAGTATGCACTTACCAACGCCTATAACGCTCTCGACGTGGATCGTGTTGCAAAGATTTTCAATACGTTCAAAGCTTCGGTAGCCCCGAAGCCAACCGACAAGCAGCCTAAGCCGTCTCTTCAGAGTCAAGTTGCACCGACCCGCTCACGCGCTACGAGTGCTCCTACTGCCACCGATGCAAACCAGAAATTCTGGTCTCAACCTGAGATTGAAGAATTTTACTCCGAGTGGCGGCGTGGATATCTCGATGACGAAGAAGCGGTTCGTATGGAGAAAGAAATTCATGCTGCTATCGCTGAAGGCCGAGTCCGGTAATTCCACCGGAAACCTGCAGGGGTAGTAGTCGATTTGTAGTCCCTAGACATTTCAAGGAGAAAAACTATGTCTACTATTACCCCCGCCGCCGCGTATCCCATCAATGCTGGTGGTTTTTACGCTCCTAATGGTGCCACTGCCTACTCGGGTACCGCCTACTCTGGTTCGTTTATTCCGGCTTTGTGGTCGGGTAAGCTGGCTCAGAAGTTCTATGCCGCTACCGTGTTTGGCGAAATCGCTAACACCGACTGGCAAGGCGACATCTCGGGCATCGGTGACACCGTAATCATCAACACGATCCCGACGATCACCATCAACAACTACTCGATTGGTCAGAATCTGGCCTACGAGATCCCGGCTCCGAGCACCATCACCCTGACGATCAACAAGGGTAAGTACTTTGGTGTGAACGTGAACAACGTTCTGGAACTGCAAGCTAAGCCGAAGCTGATGGATGTGTTCACCAATGACGCCTCGATGCAGATGAAGATCGCAATCGACCGTGACGTTCTGGGTGGCACCTTCAACCAAGGCGCTGCTTACAACCAAGGCGCTGACGCTGGTAAGATCTCGGGTTCGTTTGATCTGGGTACCGATGACACTCCGGTTGCACTGACTGCCTCGAACATTCTGCAGAGCATCACCGCCCTGTCGAGCGTTCTGGATGAAGCTAACGTGCCTGAAACCGACCGCTGGCTGGTTATCAGCCCGACCGAGCGTCAAGTCCTGATGCAGTCGAATCTGGCTCAAGCTCAGTTCATGGGCGACCCGTCGAGCGTTCTGCGCAATGGCAAGATCGGTATGATCGACCGTTTCACGGTTTATGTGTCGAACCTGCTGCCGCGTGCTGCTGCGGATGAAGATTGGGTTGGCGGTGAAGACACCGGTACCGCTAAGCGTCACGCCATCATGGCTGGTCATAAGTCGGCTATCTCGTTTGCCTCGCAAATCGCTAAGGTTGAGAGCCTCCAAAACCCGAATGACTTCGGTACCCTGATCCGTGGCTTGAATGTCTACGGCTATCAAGTAACCCAAGCTGACGGTCTGGCTCTGCTGGTTGCCGCAGGCTAATCAGTCGGGAGGGGGAAACCCCTCCCACTTCTTTAGGAGACAGTCATGGCTATTATTGATGACCTCGTATCAAGCGGTCTTTCGTTGACTCAAGCGCAGGCTGTAATTGCTGTTGACGCAGGTACTGCTGATGCCGCAGATCTCGTTCGGCAAGGCTTCTCGGTCACGCAAGCTGCGCAGATTTTGGCGGTTGACGCCGGAGATGCTACTGTGAACAATCTTGTTCAACAGGGCTTGTGGGGCACGCAAGCTACTGCAATCGTTGCAGCACTCGCTGTAACACCGTAATAAAATAGAGGGCTTCGGCCCTCTTTTCCTGTAGAATAGAGCTATGGGCACGATAACTGGAACTTACATCATCAATAAAGCTGCTACGCAGCTAAACGATACGGCCAACGTGCGTTGGAGTCGTTCGGAGTTGCTCGGCTGGATTAATGACGGCCAACGACAAATTGTGATGATGTCGCCAAACGCGACTAATAAAGTTTCTGTAATTAAGCTTGTTGCAGGTACTCGGCAAAGTATTCCTGCCGACGGTTGGACTTTACTTGAAGTCATACGTTACATGGGTACTGACGGCACAAAGCCGGGACGGGCAATTCGTCTTACATCTCGTCGCTTACTGGATGCTTACAATCCAGATTGGCATAATGCCAATAAAACGCTTACACCTAAGCATTATTTGTTTGATCAGCAAGATCAGACTGTGTTTTATGTATACCCGCCAAATAATGGTAATGCGTACATTCAACTAAACTATTCTCCAGTACCAGCTGACTTAACTGCTGAGGCTGATACGATTTCTGTTAATGACATTTTCCAGACTGTGTTGCTGGATTATGTTCTTTACCGTGCTACGAGCAAGGATGCGGAATACGCTCCGGCTCTTGCCGCTGGCTATCTGCAAACCTTTATGGGCGCAATCCAAGCCAAGCGTGCTACGGAAACAGATAACAGTCCGAACCAACAGATGGGCGGTTTTGACCCCAACATCGCGGGAGCTGAAGCATGACGCAATCTTACGGGTACACTGTCCCCTATGACCAGTTTCTTCCGTATGTGACGCAATATGCTCAGGATGTATCTGAGTTTGTTGCCATTGACGCCATTCGTAATGCATGTATTGAGTTCTGCGAGCGCACCATGATCTGGGTATATGATGTACCCCCAATAAGTGTCGTGGCAGGGCAAAACAACTACGTTATCCCAACCCCAGCGGATACCAAAGTAGTTACAATAATGCAGGCTTACTATGACAGCAATATTCTGTTGATTCCTAAATCTCCGGATGAGCTGGCTAGTATTTACCGCATGAGTAACTGGGAAACTCTTGAGGGTATGCCCCAGTTTGTAACTCGGTTGATTAAACCTGAAGTCGTTCTAGTGCCAGTACCATATGAGATTGATGATGAAGCCCTAACGCTTCGCGTAGCGCTTGCCCCCACTAGAGATTCTCAAGAGATTGACTCGGAGATTTATGAGCAGTGGGCTGAAATTATTGCTCGCGGTGCTCGTGCCCGTATCTATAACCATCCTAAGCAGCCTTATTTTGACCGAGCTGCTGCGGCGGAAGAGGCTCGTATGTTCCGTGTAGGTATTAACGAAGCCCGTATCCAAGTGGCTAAGGGTCTGTCGCGTGATTCTGTCCAAGTTGAATTCCAGAGGCTGTTATGAGTAGCGTAATCAAACTAGTTCAGGGCGATAATCTTCCAGAGATTACGCTTACCCTTACTGATCAGTCGGATGACACCCCACTGGATCTTTCTGCGTCTACGACTACTGTGGTCGTGAAGCTGCGTGCATTGGGCGGTACAGACGTATTGTCTACGCTTGATTGCTGGAAACCGACCGGCGGTGCTGATGGGGTAGTCCGGTTCTACTTCCCTGCTTCTACGTTGGACATCCCGGCAGGATCATATCAGGGTGAAATTGAGATCAGCTTTAATGGTCAAATTCTGACTGTGTTTGACCTTCTTCAGTTTGCTCTACGCGCTGAGTTCTAAATGACCATCTATGTCCCGCACTCCAAGATTGTTATAGCTGGACTGGATTATGTACAGCCGGTGGCGGCTGCGTCGTACCTGCAGATTAACATTGTTGCTGAAGTTACAATGCCGGACGTATTGTCCGTAGATGTTATTACTCCTGCTGATGACCTTGTGCTTGCGTTCAGCAAGAAGCTGGTAGATACCTCAGCATTATCGGATTTAGCTGTTAAAACGCTTTCAAAACCCAGAGCAGATACTGCAACTATGGCCGATGCTGTAGCGCACAAAAGTTTTGGTAAAAAGTTGGCAGATAGTGCAAGTGGATCAGACGTTCTCCACTATGCACTTGCGAAACTACTTAAAGACACAGCTACGCCAGTAGAAGCCAAAGTCATTTCCTTTAGTAAGACTCTTGCTGATATTTATACCGGATTCACAGAAAAAGTAACTGTTGCGGCGCACAAAGGTTTGTCAGATTCAGTGACTATGGAAGATGACGTAGACATTGACTATTGGCTTGAGAAATTGCTGGCTGATACGCAGAGTGCTGCGGACGCATACACCTTTGATTTTGTAAAAGCCCCCATACTAGATTTGGCAAGTGTCTCTGATCTGACTACATTAGAACCAATAAAAAACCTTGCAGATCAAGTAGATACACCAGTTGAAGTAGTTACGTTTGCCTTTACAAAGGCATTAGCTGACTCTGTCACTATGGAAGATGCAGCTGCTGCATTTAAAATATACATACGAGAGTACGCAGATAGTTTTTCTGTACCCGATGCTACGGTTCTTGAAGAAGATTTACCTAAGGATGAATCGGCTTCAGCTACAGATATATACGCACATGTTGTCACCAAAGGGTTAACTGAAGAGACTATCCTGATTGACAATATGGACGGAGATATCCAGTACGCCTTTATTAAGGTAATTGGAGAGTTGCTGACTTCTGGAGATAGCAAAGCCATTGATTTTGCTTCAAATAAGTCAGATAATGTGGTAAGTTCTGATGGTGGTGTGTTAGCGATGCAGGATTACTGTGACATAACATACTTCGCTGAGGATTACGTGGGAATCTCCCGCACTTTTTAACAGGAGTTTAGTATGAACACTCAAGACCAACTTAAGGCTTCTGGTGCGCTTCGCGTAGTCCTGACTGGCCCTAACGGTGAAATCAAAGAAGAGCACGAGTTTAAAAACCTCGTGGTTACTGTCGGTAAAAACTTTGTCGCTTCGCGCATGGTTGGTACGGCATCTAACGTTATGAGTAACATGGCGATTGGTTCGAGCAGCACTGCACCTGCAGCTGGTGATACTGCTCTTGGCGGCGAGCTCGGTCGAGTTTCGTTGGCTTCGTCTGGCGCTTCTGCTAACGTAGTTACCTACACGGCTACCTTCCCGGCCGGTACCGGTACTGGCGCTGTTGTTGAGGCTGGCATTTTTAATGCTGCTTCTGCCGGTACGATGCTGTGCCGCACGACTTTCGCAGTTGTGAACAAGGGTGCTGACGACGCGATGAGCGTCACTTGGACTGTTACTATCTCGTAAGTTAGGGGGATGCGGGGATGACTACCATCACGCTACGCTCGGTTAAAGGCTCTCCGCTCACTAACAATGAGGTGGATAGTAACTTTTCCAATTTAAATAGTGCTAAATACGAGTCCGGTGCAAGTCCGGACTTCGTAGATACTCTTACTGACAAACTGAGTTTTGATACTGCAGCCGCTGCTACAGCAGGGGTTGGCGAAATGGCTTGGGACGATGGTAATGGTACTGCTGGCATAGGGCTTAAGGGCGGTAACGTAACGCTGCAAGTCGGACAAGAATTAGTTGCTAGAGTTTATAATGATTCTGGAGCAGCTCTTTCAGATGGTCAGATTGTTTATATTTCCGGAGCTCAAGGTAATCGAATTGCTGTGAAGCTGGCAAAGGCAGATAGTGAAACTACTTCTGCAGGTACTCTTGGTATGGTTACCGAGGCTATCGCTTCTGGTGCAGAAGGCTTTATTACCCTGATGGGTACTGTAAACAAGCTAAATACGAATGGACTTACTGCTGGTTCTTTATTGTATTTGTCTGCTGCTACTGCAGGTGCTTATACGGCCACTCCACCAACTGCGCCAAATCATCGGGTCACGATTGGCTACGTTGAGCGTGTTGATAATATTGTTGGGTCAGTTTACGTCAAAGTAGACAACGGATACGAGCTTGATGAACTGCATAATGTCCTAATTACAAGTGCAGCTTCTGGTAACACTCTGATTTATGATGCTGTTGCTGGGGTTTGGAAGAATGCTAATCTGACTGACGGTACTGGTATCAGTGTTACTGAAGGTGCTGGTAGCATCACGATTGCAAATACTGGCGTTACTTCGCTTACTGGCACGGCTAATGAAGTAGATGTTTCTGCTTCTACCGGAGCTGTTACTGTTTCTTTGCCAGCCACTATCAATGCCGACACTACCGGCAATGCTGCTACCGCAACTTCTGCTGGCAAATGGACAACCGCACGCACGTTATCCTTTACTGGTGACGCCACAGGCTCAGGCTCTGTTGACGGTTCTACCAATGTGGCAACCGCACTTACGCTTGCGAATACCACTGTTACCGCTGGTTCTTATACCAATGCTTCGGTTACTGTCGATTCAAAGGGTCGCGTCACGGCTGCTTCTAGTGGTACTGCTCCGGTTACTTCTGTTACTGGCACAAGCCCTGTCGCATCGTCTGGTGGTACTACCCCAGCAATTAGTTTGGCTGCAAACTATGGCGACACACAAAACCCATATGCGAGCAAAACCGCCAATTACTTCCTTGCTGCACCTAATGGTTCCGCTGGGGCTCCTACGTTCCGAGCTATTGTTGCCGCTGATATTCCGACGTTGAATCAAAACACGACTGGTAGCGCCGCTAAGTGGACAACCGCACGCACGCTTTCTTTTACAGGCGATGCAACCGGGTCTGGCTCTGTTGATGGTTCTGCAGATGTTGCCACAGGTTTAACGCTTGCTACAGTAAACGCGAATACAGGCTCTTTTGGGTCTTCCTCAGCAGTTCCTGTTATTACTGTAGATGGTAAAGGGCGAATAACTGCAGTTTCTACTGCTAGTATCACTAGCGGACTATCTGTCACTGATGATACAGCTACGGCGACATCGGTTTACCCTGCTTGGACTGCGAGCACTTCAGGAACTATTTCCGGAATTAAAGTTTCCAGCACTAAGTTGTCGCTTGTTCCGTCTACTGGCACGCTTACATCTGCAGGTAATTTTGTCGCAAACTCAGATGAACGTCTTAAAACAAATTGGCGTCCAGTGCGAGAAGACTTTATCTATTGTCTTGCAGACCTTAAATCAGGTATTTATGATCGCGTAGATAACGGTTTGGTTCAGGCTGGTGTATCTGCGCAATCACTTAAAAAAATGCTACCAGAAGCCGTAGAAACCGGTGGTGATGGTGTTCTTTCAGTTGCTTATGGCAATGCTGCACTTGTTGCGGCTGTAGAGTTGGCTAAAGAAGTTGTTGCGCTCCGGGCTGAACTCGATGCGCTTAAGGAGAAAGTAAATGGGAATTAAGTTTGCAAACAATGCTTCAGCTCCTCTAGCTAGTGCAATATCGTCTTCAAGTACAGCAATTATCTTGACTGCAGGGCGAGGGGCAGCTTTTCCTACTCTAGGTGCCGATGACTATTTCTACGCTACTCTAATCAACCCATCAAATCAGCTAGAAATTGTTAAGTGTACTGCGCGTACGGGCGACACGCTTACTGTTGTTCGTGGGCAAGACGGTACTGCTGCTCGTGCGTATTCGGCAGGGGATAAGCTAGAACTTCGTATTACTGCTGCAGGCATGGATGCTAAATTAGATTTAGCTGGCGGGGAGATTTCAAATTCTGGTACCCCTTTGTCGGTAAATAGCACAGACAGTACTGTATATAAAGCTAAGTTCAAAGATAATGGCACTACCCGTGGGTTTTTAGGAGCATCTAGCGCCAAGGCACTGTCTGTAGGCAATTCTACGGGTACCGAAGTAGTTTACGCCGATCAGTCTGGTAATTTCTACGCTACTGGTAATGTTGTTGCTACTTCTGATATGCGGTTCAAAGACGCTGTAGAAACACTGACGAATGCATTAGCTACAGTGAAAGCACTACGCGGGACTTCCTTTTTGAAGAACGGTAAGCCTGATATTGGATTTATTGCGCAGGAAGTTAACGAGGTAGTACCATGTCTTGTGTACTCAGATGAAGATGGCTATTTATCAGTAGCTTATGCTAACATTACTGCGTTGCTTGTTGAGGCAGTTAAAGAACTTTCTGCTCGTGTAGAGCAACTTGAATCTAAGGAGTAAGGCATGACTACCACTCTTACCGCTGCCGGGATTACGTTTAACGACGCTACGTCACAGACGACCACTGGTGTTGAGATACCAACAGGAACGCTGATGCTATTCCAGCAAACTTCCGCACCTACCGGCTGGACAAAGCAGACCACGCATGACAACAAAGCATTGCGTGTTGTTTCTGGAACCGCATCAAGCGGTGGTACATCGGCATTTACGACTGTGTTCGCAAACCAGACACCAACCATCAACACAAGCGGCCTGAGCGCTGGCGCAACAACGCTATCAACGACACAAATCCCTAGTCATACCCATAGTTATACAGGCAGTAATTATAATGCTGCCGGTGATGGCAATCCGGGGGGGACCGCAAGCACTGCTGCAGGTGGAACAACAGGCGCAGCAGGCGGCGGCGGCTCTCACTCCCACAGCATGTCTGGTTCGGCAACGTCTAGCGCCATTACCCTGAACGTCCAGTACGTTGACCTCATCATTGCGAGCAAAAACTAATGGCACGTCACGAACC